AAACCATCATTCGAGTCTGAACCACTTCCAGGTTTAACATGAATAACCTTTCCCTGAGTAAACGGAAGTCCCTCGCCAACCCCAGGCATTACAGGAATGCCTTTAATCTTCGTCAATCCAATCATCGTAACGCTCCTTTTTTGTTAATTCGTAACAACGCTTTAACGAGGTGAGGAACTAGCCTATCTAATCCCTCACCTACTCGCTAACGTTTAAGAAACCTGATGGCCGTAGCACCAACGCCAATCGATAAACCCATAAGCAACCCGGAAATAAATGCTGATCCACTTAGCCAAAGTCTGGAAATCACCAGTAACAGCAACTTCCGGCTTAATCCGATTGATCCAGATGAGTGCTTTCTTCATCATATCCAAATCAACCATGAACCAGTTGTTGGTGTCGTAGTCGTCCAAACGAAGGTATGGAATAACTTTCGTGCGGCCAAACTCCATGTTCTTATCCATGGCCGCAGTGTCGTAACCAGCAGGAGTTCCAACAATCTCGTTAGCAAGATCAGCAAGGTTATCAGGAGTGATAACAGCCAGATTGTTGCCAACTTCGATTCGCTCACCAATGTCGTTACGGAACTGCTTCATCAAAATCCGAGTAGCTGCCATGGAAGTTTTGGACAGTGCAGTTGTTCCAGCGTTGTCAAAACCAGCAGTAGTACTCGCACCACTCTTCGTTCCATGAGAACTGGAGCAAAGAGCCTCCCCTTCCTCACTAACCATAAAGTCGAACGCAGAACTAAACGCGTTAACGAACGGACGAACCGCAAGCTTCTCCTGCGTCCGCTGTGCCGCAGTCATCAACCCACCACTCATGTTATCCAACACGGCATACTTCTTATCATCAATAAGTTTCCGCTCAATCTCAATCATTGCGCCGTATTCTTTCGGCTCAATCTTAGTGTGATACCCAGGACTCACACTCAACGGACTCATTTTCCCGTTAAACTCAGGAATATCCGGCACCGCACCTACGTTATAAAACTCCTCCCAAGCACTCTGACTCGCCATAACACCAAACAACGCAGGAATCATACTTGGCAACTCTTTGTAAACATTCTCACCAACCTGACGCAACCGATTGTCAAGCAGGCGTACAAACTGTGAACTATTCATCTTCGTTCTCCTTTTTCGTTATTACGTTTATGCACGAGCCGTACAAAAAGCATCCTGGTCAAACATGAACTCTGCAAACTCATGCCCAGCCACACTCAAATCCAGCCGAACCACATGAATAATGTCATAGTCAGTAGCCGGGGTTTTACTTGCATTAATGTAAGAGCAAACAGTGCTGTCACCAAGCTGTACGTAAGAAACACCATGAGTACGAAGAGGAACGCGAACGTAAGTCTCTCCAGTAGCCACAGTAGTCTTAAGCATTTCAACATCCCATGCTGCAACCGTAGTGCTAATGTCGTCCGTGATTCTATACTGCCCAGCATTCACACCACTCCGACAATAGATCGAACAAACATCCGCAACCGGAGTAAAGTCACATGCTCCAGTAGTAACAGTCAAACCATTTGCGTTTCCAGCAGTACTAGTAAGCACACTCAACGCCGTGCCAATAGCGTTGTTTCGAATCGGAGCTTGCAAAATAGTATGAGGACTGATAAGCTGAACCTCAACCATTGCAATTTTATCACCTTTCGCCCACGGCCCCTCAACACCAACCTGTTCAGCAGCATTACTCCGCACGCCAGTCGCGCCCGGATCAGTAATATACTCGGCCAAATACGTTGAACTCCAAAGCGGATTCTTGTTGTTCGTACCAACACAAACGCCAAACGGCCGATCCTTATTCGTAGTATTACTTGCACCTGCTGCAAGCGGCCTTACAATAACGCCCTCATCTAATGCACTCTGGTCGATACAAACCAGACTACCAACATAAATAGTAGCCGCTGGTTTGATGGGCAACCACACCTTCTGCATTCCACCATCAACGATTTTAATCATTTCGACTCTCCTTTTTTTAAACTAATAACGTCCTAACCAATTCCGTGAACCACAAAGAGGACAACCAGAAACACTAACTGCTCTCCAGTGTTCCTCCACTTCCTTTGGCTCATCATCCGAACCATTTTCCAAAACGACCTGAAAATGCTCTATGTCACCACCCATCCGAATAATCCCATTACCAAGGGGATTCGGATAAATGCTGACCGAGTAATTTTCATAAACTAAGCCGTCACGATCTGCCGGGCCTCCAAGTTCATCCCGATCAATGTTACAAACAAAACCACAATGCTGACAACGATAATACTTGCCACTGTCCTCACCTAAACCAAAAATCTGTCTAGCTCTTCGTGAGGGCCGTAACCGCTTTCCTCTCTTGCCCTCAAACCGATTCATAACGTTACCTCATTATTTAAGTCCTAATGCTTTTTTAATGTCCTCAGGTTTCATGCCAATGCTTTCAGCGTATTCGCGAGCTTTCGGATCGAGCTTCGTCATAACGTCTACTGCATCAACGTGCTCACCCTTATCATCCGCTACATGCTCCGGTGGTTTCTCTCCACGAACTGCAACTTTTCTCGTCTTCTTCCCAAGAGCCATGTAATCACGTTCTGCCTTAAGCCAATTAAGCTCTGCATCAATCTCAGGCGTTCCAGTTATCTTCACATTATACTTTTCAATCATGATTTTTGAAACTTCATCATGAGCTTTATCATCAAGATCTTTGCCAAGCACATTCAAAACCTGAGCAATGTAGGCTTTTTCGTAACTCGTCTTCTTACTTGTCTCCTCCGCTTGCTGTTTCGCCAAAAACTCAGGAAGCAGCTTCTTCAACTCAGCTTTCGTAAGAGGCATTTCAAATTCTTCATCATCGTTTTCAGTTTCAGCCTGGTTAGCTTCCTGCCTACCTGCCCCCTGCTGAAGCAACAAGTCCAGCTTGCTATTAAGCTCAGAGAAACTGTCCTGAAGTTGCTTAACCTTCCGCCCAAGCCGAGTTTTCTCAGCCTGATCTTCTTCCTTCTCAAGTTCTTCCTTCGCTTCCTCCAACTCTTCCTGAACTTCCTCAGTTTTTTCCTGAACTTCCTCAACAACCTCCTGCTCATTTCCACCTAAAAGCGCATTATCAAGTTCTTCATCCGTTACAACCCTCTCTTCATCTGCCATCTGTTAATTCCTTTGAATAAGTTTAAGTTCACGGTTGTATGAGTTGATTTTATCAGCCCATAGACCAGCTAAACACTTGAAAATCACAAGGGCTTCTTTGTCTCGCTCCGTTGCTCGCCCATCAATCACCAGTTCAAGCTTCCGTTCATACATTTTCAACACATCACTAAGCAATTCCTGACCTAAACTTGTTGAAAGTGCTTCCACGAACGCTTGCTTCTTACTTAAACTGAGAAGAATCCTCTCAAGTTGTGAGCCTTGTGCTGCACGGAACGCATCAAACCTCTGTTGTTTAGTATCCACCTGCACCTCCACGAGTCATTTGCTCCATAACACTCTGAGGAACTGCACTTTGGTTGGTCATGGGCGTGCTAGAAGCTTCCTGCTGCCCACTCCCACCCTGAATAGGCTGTTGCTCATTCAGCATAACGTTCCCAAAATTCACAAACTCATCCCCCATGTAAGTAAACAACTGCTTCAGAATGTAATTAATCATCTTAACTGCATCTGGATGCTGCAAATTCGTCAAATAACCAACAAGCTGAATCCACTTCGTGATCTTATTCTGCTTACTCTGCTCGTTTTCAACGCTCTGGCTGACCGGTTTAAACCAATACTCCTTGCTAGGATCAAAGTCATAAGCTTTCTGCCCCATCAACTTCATTGCAGTTTCTTCACGAGCAAACTGGTGGGTCATTTGCTGGATCATCCAGTAAAGCTCGCACAAGAATGTGTTCTCAAACGTCACACTCTTGTAGTTTGTACGCATTCCAGTCCGGCTTTCAGCACCAGCAACCGCCGTCGCCGTTGTCGAACTTGCACTCGGCAACGCCCCCATCGTTGTGGGAAAAATACTCATCGTCTGGTTAAGTTTCCCAACCAAAAACCCTAACTGCGACAACGCTCCATTAATGTTATCACTGATCTTTATCTCCTTCAAATCATCCATGTTCTCAACTGGAATAACATGTTCTGGCTCGAAGTAAATATCATCATTATCCGTCAGCGAGTTTTTCCTTCCAATGAACGTCGGAAGTGTTGCAAGCATTGTTCGATCATTACCAAGATTAAACGTATCATCGATTGCTGTTTGCAAATCCCTTCCGTACTTCCCATCCCCAACGCCCTCATCATCCGTTGGATGCACGTAACAAAGTCCACGAATAATCGGCTTGTAAGGAATACCATTACTGTCAATGAACTTAGAAACACTAAAACCAATCAGAACGTTGTGTGAACCAGAACCACGAGCAAACGTCAGAACACTCTCAACAAGTTCTGCGTTCTCACGAACCTTCCCATCTTCGTTATAACCATAGGAAATCTTCGTTGGCAGTTCCGTAACCTCATCCCGCTCATCAACAACTGCCCAGAACTCTCCATAACGTGTGATGATAGTTTGAATATCCTGAATAGGATTAT